ACTAGAGTTGTCTCACGAACAATGGATCAAGCAGCACGATTGCGACAGATGTCTTCTAATGCAACGATACCTACCTTCTTACATACCATCTTATTTGCACCAACCATATTAATATAATGAGTTGGGATATTTTCTTTGGAAAGTTTTTCAAAGATGATGGATGAGATACTGCAACAGAGAGATCCTTTTCCTAAAGGATGATCTTCTTTCTCTCCGTTTCCTGCTGTTACCTTATCATGATATTCAATGATAACCTGCTGTGCATCGTCACCTTGATAAACGGTTTTAACCTTACCTTCTATAATTACTTCCATTAAAAAGAGGGTGTTCAACCCTCATAGTATATCACTCCCTAGTTCGTTTGTAAAGGATATTTTTAGTCCCTCTGACGCCAATCGTCAGGTTTGTCTTGATGAAACCAACTCTTAATATCGTCAGCATCAGTGAATCCCGTTTTGTGATTGGATGGGTCGGGATCACCTAATCCCATCCTATTCAGAAAATCATCTGTACTACCTTCTTCAATTTCTTGAGAAGATTGTCTTCGTGCTTTCTGTAACCAATCACGAGCAGTGGTATGACTCTTTGCCAACTTCTCTGCCCAGATCATGTCATCTAATTTTACCTCTTCACCATTTGCAATACATTTACAAATAAACTCCAGTCGTAATCGGTATTTCGTAGATAGCATAAAGTTACGCTTCGTTACTTTTATTTATTTTCTTCATAGCGTCTTTTTTCAAGATATTCAATCATCTCTTGCCTCCACTCCATTAGTTCATAAAAACACTCTTGATTGTGAGCACAACCACGAAGGCGACTATCAGCTTTCATTACACTTTCAAGCATTAAACCAAGTGCATCACGTCTTTTTTGTTCTTTGGTGGAACTCATGATTTTCTTTTTCGTTTAGTAGTTTTTAGTTGGTTTTTAATGAAATCTACTGATTGTTTGTAGGTTTTCAGAACCTTAATTTGATTACCATTATGTATAATCATAAATTTTTTCCCACATGGGATTACTGCCCACATACCATCGTTCGTAACGTAACCCAGTGGATTTTTGGGTTTTGGGTCAAGAATAGATGGAAAGGGGACGAAGGGTTTAAGAAACTTGTTCAAAATACTGCCGTAACACTGATGACAGTAGCACCAGGGTTTCGTGCCAGTGCTACTTGCTTAGCATCTTCATAGTCAGTTGCGATGACAATTTCATCAAAGACTTTGCCTACTTTGAAGAGTTGAACTTTGACTTTCATGATTAGCGACGGATAGTAGAGATGGCGGGTTGACCCTGTTCAAATACAGTGTCTACAACCGCCTGGACAGACCTGGCGGTGCCTATGCCCACTTTATCATAGACAGGCACACAAATCAAGCCAAAGGTCTTGTGACGGTCTCCTAAGCGGATCACACGACCGATGGACTGACTGATACCGATACAGTCCATATTACGCATGAACAACACTGCTTCCAGACCACTGACGTTAATACCCTCAGACAGGATAGAATGGTGGATTACCACAAAACGCCTCTCAGGATCCTTACCCCAAGCATTAAGAGTCTTGAAGAACTCATCCCGGTCAACCTTGACACCATCAATAAAAGCACCAGTCTTTGATGTGATGTAGAGACAAGAGTATCCACGCTCACGCAGTTGATGATAGAAGTCTGATTCTGCCAGCAGTTTTACAATCTGACGTGTTGACCTTGCAGCAATCAGGATTTTATTTAGAGAGTTACCATCAATCGTGTCCAGTAGGTTCTTACAGTCAGATTGTTTAAAATCACCTTGAGGCAATTCTGTGATAGAAACTCTTGGAGGAAGAATATAACCCTCTTCTACAAGTTTAGGAGCAGGGACATTACAAATGACCTGACCATAGACTTCACCATCATTCATTCCCGGTTTGAAGATGCTGACAGAGTGCTTAGGAGTGGCAGTAAAGAAATAGCAACGCTCAGCATCACTACTGAAGTGTTCAGTAGCAGGAAAGAAGTTGCGTTTTACAGAGTTGTGTGCTTCATCAAAGTAGATAGTATCCACATTGACACCAGACTCAACTATGCGATGCAGAGAATTATAGGTAGTAAAAATAATACGATTACGCTTCCAAGTCTGTACTGCCCAATCGTAAATGTATTCTGATTTAGTAGTAGATTCATGATTAGTTTCTCCACTATGAACATGGAGAATACGAACCATAGAATCGGTAATAATCTCTAGGAACTCAGAACATAATTGATTTGCCAACAGGATACGAGGAGCAACAACAACAATAGTCTTAGGACCATTACTCTCAAATTGTTTTTTAGCATCTTCAATCATGCAGATAGTCTTGCCACCACCTGTAGGGATGATAACTTGACCTTTGATGTATCTCAACATCGCATCACATGCTTGACGCTGATGAGGACGAAGGGTGATGGTCATTGGGTTTGGTGTCTTGCAGATATTATAGCACGCTTCTACCGATGAACTTTGTGTGTTATGAGCTTATGATGTTCCCATCAACGGCGACAAGGCACAGTCTAAGGACTTTTGGGACTTTTGTCAAGCTTTGTCCTGTTCAGACACACTACCGAAGAAAGTTGTGATAGAATATCTCCCATACCCCTCAAAGTAATCCGAATCCTTTATTGAGACTTTATTAACACCATGCTTAACCCACCCAGGAAAGACAATTAATGAGTTATTATCACACTTGTATTCATAATTATGGTCAGGGAAGAACAAGTCCCCGCCTTCATACTTCTTAGGTTCTTTATGGAAATATGTAAATGCTAGGAACTGTGTTGACTTATCAAGGTGTGCACGATAGTATTCTTTATCATGGTAATATCTCACCTTTGTAGCATCAAAGTTTGCCATCGGAGCAATAGAACAGCACCCATGAATGTCAGCAAAAGCATCTAGAACGCCCGAGTTAAATATCTTTCTGTTAACTGTCAAGATATTTGACAAAGGTCTAAAATTTGGATTGCCATTAATGCCAACCCAATTTCCACTAGAATAGTTTCTATACAACTGATCTAGAATAAGTGCACTAGAATTTGTGTATCCAACTATACCACCATAATCTTCTGCCTTCAATAACTTACCGGGTTTCGTATAAAAATCTAGTTCTTCCCAAATCAAATCTAGTTCTTCTTGATTGTAAAAGTCTCTAACAATAATATGTGGAAATGGTTCTGAGTGCCGAACTAACTTCAGAGTCTCTGTCATTCCTGTCCCCCATTATCTTGAACCACTGCCCATGTCGTTGCAATATATTTTGTGCCACCAATAGGTGGATTACCTCTATGAGTATGTGTAAATCCGGCAGGAAAGATAATTACATCTCCAGTTACTGCTTCTTCTCGTAAATTTTGATACAAAAACTCAGTTTCTCCACCCTCAAATTCATCATTTAGATATACCTGAATGACAAAAGATCTAGGTGCTGAAATGTATGAACCATTTTCGTAGTGCCAAGAGTGAAATCCACCACCAGCAGGTATTTTTTTAGTTTACAGTCATAAACAGCAAACTCGCTTTGCTGTAATAAACTAAACATGTTCATATATTCTTCAATGCAAATCTTCATGTTAGGTAAAATTTGCTGTGATATTCTAGACGCAGCAGTTACATCTAAATTAAAACCATTATTTACATTTATTGTTTTATTGTCTACAGAGTGAAGTCTTTCTTTATCATAAAACAATAAGTTATTATTATCCAAATAGTCAATATACTGTACTAAATCGGCACACTCTTTTCTAGAGAATGCACCACGATAACGCACAACAAAATTATCAGACATAACAAAGTATTTTTAGATATTTATGCTACACCTGTGGCACCTGTGGCACCTGAGATACTTCCACCATTTGAAATATCAATCTGAATACTACCAACACTTTTACGAATAGCAGCACCATTACTACCCGCACCACCATTTGAACTATCTAAATTATTTCCACCGTTTCCACCTTGAGAACTTTCATTAGCGTCACCGCCACGTCCACCATTAGCACCAATAGCTTCATTAGCGTTATTTCCACCATTTCCTCCTTCACCATTTTCTTCTAACTGACCCGCAGAACCACCAGCACCATTTTGAACTTCGTCAGCACCACCCGACTGTCTAACTCCAGCTGCTCCACCATTTCCAACAGGGAGACCAGCACCACCACCGCCGCCGCCACCACAGGCGCTTCTATCAGCACCACCGTCAACCTGACGGGATCCGGCACCACCTCCACCTCCACCAAATCCACACCTTATTTTTCCACCACCCTGAATATTAACAGCAGTTTCTTCGTGCTCAATACCTAGTGCAGAAGTTCCATTACCTCCACTACTACCATTATTACTACCACCATCAGACCAACTATCAGCACCTTTACCACCATCTCCACCAGCACCATATAATCCTCCACTACTACCAATATCAACACTCAAAACAACATCAGAGTTCCAATTTCCTGTTCTTAATGCAACAATACTCTGATTACCTTTAGAGGATCCAATAGTTTTATTAACGTGAATGAGTATCTTAGATCCTGCTTCTTTTTTACCCCTAAATCCACCAATAACAGTTACACTATTACCGTTATACCTACTTTTTGCATTCTGTCTAATCTCTTGTCCACCACTATGAAAGTCAACAACAACATTTAGTCTCTTACTATAAAAGTTACTGAACTTAATTTCACCCGATGTTGGAACACCACTATCAATACCATTGAATGATAATGAACCAACAGATTGCGTTAGTCTATAACCACCCAAAGACATTTGGTTAGGAGAAAGATTTCTGCCAAACTCATCAGAGATTTGATTGGCAGTAATTTGACCAGAAGCAGGTAATGCCATATTAGCTAGAAGTTACGGTTTCCCATCCAGATCCTGTATAGACCTGCATTTTATTGAGTGTGGTGTTGTAGATTACCGCACCAGCAGTCAAGTTATTTAAGTTTCCTCTGTTAGTTGTAGAGACTTTAGGTAAAATCATAAACCTATCAGAGGAATATGCTACTCCATCATCATTAGCGGTTGCAGAACCTAAGTCAAGAGCACATTGTGGGTTGGTTGTGCCTGAACCAATACATCCTTTCTGAGTAACAACAACTCTTGGAGATCCTGAACCACCAGGAAGTGTTGGTGGGTTGATGGCAAATCTTAGGGCGTTTCCGTCAGTTCTCTGAACACCTTGGTTGTCAGTTGTTCCGAAAATAGCATAAGCGTTATTGTTATGCTTGATGTTAAAGAATGTAGAGACACCTGCAGTTACATAAGTGTTAACAAGGGATCTTCCATTAGCACCATTACCACTACCAGTATCAAATACTGTATTTGATCCATTGGGAGCGAGAATATCACCCTTAAAACTACCTGCCGACAGAGCACCAGTTAATGTTACGTCACCAGTTATACTTAAATCTCCAGTAATAAAAGTATTACCAGAGAAGGTTGATACACCAGATACACTTAACTTTTGAGTTGGTGCTGTGACACCCAGACCCAAATTACCGGTGTAAGATAAAGACATCAGGGGACTTGTTCCCTTGAACCAGTGGAAACCACCAGTATTGATACCTGTTCCACTGCCACCATGCAGAATGTAGTTCAGGTTTCCTAAATCATAATTAACAAGATCTAATGATCTGCTATCACTATAACTTAATGCACTATCTCCACCAAAGCGAATAGCACCTGATGTGGTTGTTGTTGGTGCACCGCGACCAAGTGTTAGTAAAGATGTGCTTCCAGTATTTCTAATATGTACGGAAGAAATACCAGATGCTGTTCTGATTTCTAAATTAGCATCAGGACTTGCAGCACCAAATGCTGATTTATTGGTATCTAATACTGTGAATACTGTACCACCTGTACCAACATTTAATTCAGTCTTAGCAGTGACAATACCCGCAGTTGGTAGGTTTACAGAATTTGCTGTAATTTCTGTGGCGACGATAGTTCCAACTGTAATGTTTGGGGAACCTATCAAACCTCTAGCAGTTGTGGCAATACCAACAACATCACCAGTTATAGTTCCAGTTACATTACCAACAAATGTTGTTGCTGTAATAACACCAAGAGTTGCGGTGATGTTGCTACCAATTTTGAGGTCTGTAAATGTAGAAACACCTGCAGAGTTTATATTTCCTGTGACATCACCAGTAAACTTGTCTCCGACAAATTGGGTGGCAGTAACAACACCAGTTGCTTTAATATGACCCAGAGAACTAATACCAACACCACCAGGAAGTGTGCCAGTAAGTAATGGATTACCACCAACCTGAAGGTTCATTCTAGGATCGTTGGTAGATACACCAACATAACCCTTGTTGTAGATACTTGTAAATCCTAAACCAACATCAATATCTGTCCACTGTGATGTTGGAATATCTGATAATTTAGAACCATCACCATAATAAGTGACAACACCAGATACAGCAGTGGCAATACCTGCTGCATTTACATTCAGATTTCCTAAAGAACCAGAAGTAATTGTAGTAACACCAGTTACTTCTAGGTTCTTGATGATGCCACTTGAGGCAGTAACAAGACCAACTACTTTTGCGGTCCCCCTAACATCCAAAGACTCAGTTGGAACGGTCGTCCCAATACCAACCAAGCCATTGGCGTTTACAACTAAGTTATCATCGTCAACTTGAACACCATTACGAAAATTAAACGATTTTCTATAATTCGCCATCTCTGGATGCTTTCTAGTTATTTATGGTGCTCATCAACTTTCGCATTAAGTTGTTTAATTGCCTCAATGAGCAGAGGCACAAGTTTTTCATAACGAACTGCCATGTATCCATCATCTCTAGTTGTATAGAGACCTGGTAAATCAAGACCTGCGACTTCCTGAGCGATAACCCCGATGTCCAGTCCTTCTTTATCAGAACTATCATTCCATTCAAATGTGTTACCACTGAGACTCAAGACCTTAGCGATAGCATCTTCAATAGGTTCAACATTATCTTTCAGTCTTTGGTCGGAAGAGGAGAAGGCGATAAGATCACCTGTGAATGTACCAGCACCAGAGACAGAAATAGGACCAGCAAATGCATGAGTACCGGTTCCATTAACATCAAGGTTATCATTAACAATAAGTGTGCCACCAGCAGAATCAAGAGTGAGATTACCAGTTGTGGTATCAATCGTATTATCTGTAGTATCACCAACTTGAATATTACCAAAAGTAGCACCATCAGCAACTATATCACCAGTGACAGTTGCACCAGATGTAGTTGCTTGAACTCTAGTGGCTCCATTAGAATCTACAAGTTTTGTTTGGTCAATACCTGTTAATTGTGAACCATCGCCAAAGAAACTACCACCGATTGATATATTACCACCGACAAAAAGGTTCTTGTCAATTCCAACACCACCATCTACAGTCAGAGCTCCAGTTCCAACACTGGTGGACTGAGTAGTGTCAGTGATGTTGAAAACACCTCTAACTTTAACAGAAGCATCAACATCAATGTTTTCATTA